AGTATTAGAGCTTGTTTCATAACTATTGCACCTGCTCCTTGTAGTAGTGTATTCAATGCAGCGTGTTGTGATCGAACAATTAACCTTCTACCATCCAGTCCAGGCAACCACTCCTTCTCAGCCAAGCGAGTTACCTTGTCCCTTAGCTTCTGCAAAGCCGGTGTATTGGACAAAAAACTCTCAATGAGCTTTTTACCTTCTCTCTCACCACCACCTACAATAGCACCTATCTTAGCCGGTCCAGCACCATAAAGAAAAGCATAGATAAACGTCTTAGCCTGATCTCTTTGAGTTAGTCCAGCAGCTTCCATGTTCTTAGTATGAATGTCGCCTTGCAATATCTCTTTGGTGTAAGAAGGATCGTTCATATAGTGAGCCAGCATCCGAAGTTCTAAACCACTGGCATCAGCACCAAGAAGTACATTACCGTCTTCTATTGTCCATACTGATCTACATTCCTCTCCATATGGCGTACCAACTCTCGGAACTTGTGCCATATTAGGATTAGAGTGAGTCATTCGTCCCGTAATCGCTCCGTTGGTTCTGACCTGACCATGTACCCGTCCCCCTTCATCCACATTTTCAATCCATGATTTAACTTGAGCCACCCGTTTCTGAAGCAGTAAAAATCGCAAAAGACTAGTAGCTTCAGGTCTTTTAACAGTTTGTAATACTTTCTCGTCGACAATTATTGCTCCCTTTTCAGTAAATTTAGTCGGCTTCCAACCCAGTGCTACCAACCTCTCCGCGATTTGTTTACGGCTACCTGGATTAAATACCTCTACTTTATCCTTTAAACGCCGACCAGTTTTCTCGCTGAATCGTTCAGTAACAATAGGCTTGAATATCTCTTGTAACTCATCCTCAATTGTTGATAACTCTAGTTGCCACGCTGACAATAAAGACATGGCTTTTGGTACGTCTAATTTAAATCCGTTTTCTTCTTGTTCCTTAACGATAGTAGCGACTTCATGCTCAAGATCAACGGACTCACCCCATTCCAATAGATTAGTCCTAAGATGGTTATATAGCTCCACAGTGATCTTAACGTCTTGGATACAATACTCCACCATATCTTCAGATAAACCGTTAGCAAAGTCACTGAAGTCCCCTTTTTTTAGCCCTAACCTCACGCCCCAAGCATCTAAACTGTGACCTTTTTCGATAACGGGGTTTAGTAATCTTGACATGACTAAAGTATCTTTTACTTGGATTGATTCGGTATTCAAGTTCCACAGCTTCTTCAATACTGGTAAATCGAATCCAATGATGTTGTGTCCAATCAAAACACTTTGATTTCCGATGTATTCCTGTAATCCGTTTGCTGATTTCCATACTTTAACCTCTCCTGAGTTAATGTCTTGAGTTACAGCACACCATATCTGTGTGGCTTTTAGATCATCAGTTTCAATATCAATTGCTAATCTTCTCATGTCTGTAAATAAAGTCCTAAGTTACCGAGACAAAAACCAACAAAAGTAACTGCTAATCCTGCTTGCCCTTGGATTAAAAAATCAACAGCTACAACTAAATATACCACAGCTATCGCTAATATCAACCAGCTTGACATATCGCTCTTCCTATCAGTTCTGGTATCTGAGGGACAACCGCATTACCTAACTGTTTTACTCTGTCCACCCTGCCGGAAAACCCATCAACCACTCTAGCCACTGTGGGTTCAGCTTTCCAGTAGGCTTTTCTGAATCTTTTACGATAGCGCATAAATATCGTTTCTTCTTCATGTGTAGATGACTCTTGCTGCCCACTGGTCCACAGTCCTTGTACTCGCTCGCCCTTGGGGTAGGAAATGATCCAGACTCTATCCCTTCTGTGAGGAGCACCGACGGAGGAAGCGGTAATACAATGCCATTCCGCATCATACCCGATCTCAGCGAGTGACCTGAGTATTTGCTCCAATCCTCTAGTGCGTAATGCTGAGACGTTTTCAATGATTGCGTATTTAGGTTTGATTTCTTTGATGAGCCGGTGAAATTCCCACCAGAGTCCTGAACGCTCTCCTTCAAGTCCTGCTCCTTTTCCTGCAACTGAGATGTCTTGGCAGGGAAATCCTCCGCATATAACGTCAACTGTTTCTCCAATGTCCTCTCCTTTTAGCTTAGCTACGTCATCAAATATAGGCACATCAGCCCAATGTTTTCTAAGAACTTCTTGACACTTTTTGTCTGTTTCGCAAAAAGCTACTGTCTTCATACCGGCACGTTCTAATCCAAGACTGAAGCCACCAATCCCACTAAACAAATCTAAAACGTTCATAAGGCATCCTCATCTAGTTTTTCTGTCATTCTGCCTGTCTCTCGATTATATAGCAAGTTACACGCCGGACCAGTCATACCACAGAACCGATTCTTCAGAACTCTGACTCTAGTTGTATGTCGTTCGTCTTCATCGTCGGCTTGTCCATTACGTTCCAATCCAATAATCATGTTAGGAATCTGACCTAGTGATTGACTACCACGCAATTGGTTCATCGATGTAACCGCACCTTCCTCGTGTCCTTTACCTTCCGAACGTTTTAGATGCGATACAGCGAACAGACAGATACCTGTTTCTTGAACAAGTGTACGCAACTTAGTCATTATCTCATCGAGACTTTTTCTCTCGTCACCATGTTCTTGTGAACTGACCACAATTGAAACGTGATCCAAGAAGATGTATTTGCAGTCTAATGCTTTTGCCATGTATTTGACACGATTGACAATACGCTCGACCTCGCTTGAACCAAAGTGATCAAAAAGAAACAACCGTCCTGTGCCTAGTGTTGCGTCAAATGCTTCTTTAATTTCTTCATCCGTTGCCTTTGTGTGTGGTAGATGTAGCAGTTTATTTGCCTTCAAAGACATTATGGAACGTGCTGTGGTGCGTACAGATTCCTCTAAAAACATTAATCCGATGTTGTCGTTTGTGTTTCTGAGAATGTGGTACACCAGTTCTCGCATAAACTGAGATTTACCTAGTCCTGAACCGGCTGTACATAAAACAAGTTCTTGTGGTCGTATCCCATACGTTAAATCGTTTAAACCTTTGTAGGGATAATTGACAAGACTTTTCTCTACCGGCTTGTTTACCTCTTCCCACAACGTAGAACCATCGACGATGCCTTCGGGGACAAAACGTTCTGCTGACCACCATCGCTTGTTAAACTTCTCAATCTGACTTTGTGACAAATAATCGCTTGCATCCTTGAATCCAGGTAGCGGTTTAAATATCCGAACCTTAGAACCAAACAATTCAGCCACTTGTTTTGCGGCTTCTTGTCCTTGCGGATCAGAGTCAAAACAAACGATAATGTTCTCGAATGAGTCTATGTACTCGAAGTTTTCTAGCTGCCGACAATCCGACAACGCACTCGCAGCACCATTACGAACCGATATAGATGCACTCGTATGCCCTAAACTGCCCATCATTTGATAAGCCGACAAAGCATCCATTTCACCTTCACAAATCGTGATGTACTTCTGACCGGCTGGAAACAATGCTTGACCAAACATTCTACCGGCTTGCCAATCACCAGAGATTATGAATCGTTTTTCTGCTGTGTGTCTTTTCTTGTAAGCGACAATGTTGCCATCGCTGTCAGTATAAGGAAAATGATAGTAACCTTCTGCCTCGACAACCCCGTAGTGTTCGCAAGTTTGTCTTGTAATCTTCCTATCAATGATCGTCTTGCTAATCCCGTCAACCTTCTTAAATGAGTCATTACCGGATATCACTTTCATAGTTTGTTGATGTTCTGAAAATGTAGCTTTGTTGCATGAATAGCATTTTGTTCCCCAGTCGTAAACAGTCAAAGCATCAGAACTGTTACAGTCTGGGCATGGTTGATGCGGCTTTAATTGGACACCCATTTAAACTCCCTTCTTATTATATAACTATATAGTTATAGTTATTAAATAACCTCTACTACTAAATAACCTTAGACTTAATAACTATTAACTTTCTAATTAGGTTTTTGAGTAGCAGTGGTTTCCACATTAATAGCCAAATCCAATAAATCAGATAAGACCTTTTTAGTACCATAATCAAACATCAATCCCACAGTATCCGCTAAAGTCTGATAGTAATAGGACTCTTCCATTGTCTGGTCAAACTGCTCTTTATCATCCATTTTGTTTGTCCTTCTTTAACTCTGAATCAAAAACTTCTTCCGTCACTTCTTCGCCATCAATGTAAAAATGCTTCTCATAATTTGTCCAAATGGCTTGATATTTCATTTTACCGTCGCGAAACACTTCATACGCTGTTGTCACGTCGTCACCATAAAAGAAATTGTCTTCACTCGTCCCAGTTTCCATCAGAATCCTCTCTATCGTGTTCTATGTCCAAGGTATACTCTACTATTCCCTCGTCGTTAAAAGTCCTTAGATCGTCCGTATGATGCCTTAAATCGGGTCTGTCCAGGAACAACACATTATCCAAGTCAGATTCTGATAAACAATCGTTACATAACGTAATAAATTCGTTATTCAGATTCTTCCTTGTAGCTTCGTAATCGCTTAAAACTTCGTCACAACTTAAGCAGCGCATATCATTCCGACATATATTCTTCGTATTTCAACTCAATAGCTTTCATATACTGCTCTTCCTCGTGCAGTTCCTGCCATCCCTCTAAACTTCGATAAGTTGATAAATAAGTCAACACTTCTTCGTGAGGCATATCGTAAACCTCATCACATACCCTATCCATCAAGTGACTATTTC